GTAACTAGAAAGCGGACGGCCTTACCGGCCAATTCTGCGGGGCCGCCAAGATCAGAAAAGTCAATCCCTAAGCCGCGGGCGAAGTCTTTCCCGGTCTTGAAGGACCCGCTCAAGGCTTTTTCTAAGTCATCCATGCTTCTGGATGTCTTTTTGGTGGCCTTGGTTACGTCGCCGAGTTCCTTTTCAACTTTATCCAGGCCCTTAACGGCGTTTCCGGTGACGGCCTCGACTATGATTTGCAGTAGGGACTTTCCCACTTGGTTTACTCCTCGATCTGACTTCTTGCTCGGCGTTCATGCACAGGATGTGCGTCAATATCCGCTCGGCAGGCTGTTCGTCCAGCACGTCGGGCGGGCAGTGGTACACATCTCGGCACAACCAGAGGTCTTGCATCTCTGGCGGCGGGGGGTGGCTCTTATCCTTCAGCCACAGCGCCTCAGCCGCCGCCAGCTTTAGTTTTTTTCGGCTTCCTTCGTCAGTTCAAGACGCCCGGTCATGGCTTTGCGGGCAACCACCGCCAGGAAGGTGACTTCTTCGTCATACAGCGTATTCAGGTCATCTTCCGTTTGCGGCAGCGGCAGCGGCTTACCTTCCGTGTCAACCCAGTTCCAACCAGCGATGTGATCCACCAGGAACTTCATCACGTCCAGCTTGTCGCCTTGCGCCCGCTCCATGTGCTCCTTGCGTTCGCCCCAGGTCATGCGACGCCATTCAAGATACGCGCCCTCTCCCTGGACTTCGGAAGCGTCAACCTTCAGGGTGCTTTGTCTGTTTGCCATTACCAGCCCGCCGTTCCGATTGCCGCCTGTGTCAGCGATGCAAACTCAACGTCGAACTCGATCAAGATCGGGTCGGGCGTATCGGCTGAACCATCCGGGTAAGGCGGGTTCATGACCTTTCCAGCGCTTGACGTAAAGCCAAGATCACCAGAGTCGCCTCCGCCGGGAGAATACCGAAAATAGAAGTCGGTATCGTTGTCATAAGCCGCCTGCGCCAGCTTATAGGCTTCGTTGGCGACTTCTGAGTACACGCCGCGGATGGTGTAGCGCAGCGGGGCCTTGCCGCCATACTTGACGATCGGCGCGGTGTACCCGAACGTGCGGGCAGTGCCGCTCTCGCGTTCGCCGCCTGACTTAGACACGGAGTTGCTCGACCCGGTGACTTCCGTCCAGGTCGAACCGTCTGTCGAGAAGCCTAAATACATGTTTTGTGGGCTCATTGCCCCTGTGGTCTGTGCCATTATCTATTCTCCTTAGCGTCCCTCTATGGTCGCTATTACTGCCCAATATGCTGTTCCTGCGATTTCCACCGGGTTATAGGCGATTTCCCAGGTTAGTTTCGATCTGCCAATATCCGCCGCGCGTAACGCGGCGATAAGGTTATCCATTACGGTGAGCGTCGCCGTGAAGTTCTGCGCTTGCGTGCCCTGGTTGAACGGCTCCACGGCAATTACCAGCTCACAGAACATGGCTGGCCATCCGCCCGCGCTCTGGAATGTCAGCGTCGGTTCGTTGCCGCGCGGCATGTTTGGGAACATGGCAGGCAGGTCAGCCGTGCCAATGCTCGCGGGTGGTTCGGTAAACTTGCGCGTGACGCCGGTCACTGCTAGCGCCGCAAGGGCTGCTACAAACGCGGTGTAGGTGGTTGGCGCGGTCATTAGTTCATCCTCACGTAAGGCGCAAGGATAACTTTGACGTCTGCCGGGATGCCTTGCGGGATCTGGATAATGCCCGCGTCAGGGATAGCGGTGGTATCAAACACACCTGCATCTTTCTGGCGATAGTAGTACGCCGCCAGTCTCAGGCACGCATGTACGATGTCATCCGGCGCGCTTGTCGAGAATGCGAACTTGCCCGTTACCGTGACGCCGTTCTCCGGGTTGTCAGTGTAGGTCCAGGTGTTAGACGATGAGCCTAATATCTGTATGGCGTGGTAGGGCGTCACATTGCGCGGCCTGGTGACATATTCCGTAGTTGCCAGCGTCACAGGGCTTGTGGCGTCTGCGTCGGTGATGACGCTCGTGATCGCGCACAGGTCTTGATCCAGGTACAGGGTATCGCCGTCTGTGTCAACGCCTACGGTATATTTGCGCGTGCTGTCTGCAGCCGCCTCAAACGTGCGCCCGGTGAAGGTGTCTATGGCCTTCTGTGCGCGCGCGATAAGCGCCGTCAATAGGGTGTCGTCCCCGCTGCCGGTAACGCCTATGTAGGTCTTGAGTAGTGCCGCCGTGGTATATGCCATGTGTCACCTACGCAGCGGGCGCGCCCGCTTCACCTTCAGCGCGGAAGTAGATCACGTCGTCGCCGTCGGTGTCACTGTCGAACATACATTCTG